CGCCGTCAGCTTGCGCCACGGTCATGGTCGTTGCCTTCTTGGCATCGTCAGACTCGCCTTGGGCCACAGAGATCGGGTACTCGTCGTCTGTCAGCCAGCGCGTGGGCGCGAAGAACAGCTTGGGGGACTCGGCCTTGGTGTCGAACTTCATGCGCGTGACGATCTGCTCGGGGTTAACCGGAGGTGTCTGCGCTGCCAAGTAGCGGGCGTAGGCTTGCAGGGGACGCTTGTCGCCATCTTCCTTACCGAAGATGCTGGTAGCTGGGAGTGTCAGTTGCAGCACATCACCTTCAGGGTTGTTGGCCAGCACAACAGCAAGGCGCTGTTGGAAGCGGCAGGCACGGCTATTGCCGTTACCGGAACCGGCTTCGTTCTGTGGGCAACCCATGCAGGACTTGCTCTGGGGAGCAGCGATGCTGGTGTCAGGTTTCTCGCCGTCATTGCTCCAGCAGTCAGGGCGCACAATCGCTTCGGCGTTGTATGCGCCAGCGTAGAAAATGCGGCTGACCTTGGGAGCAGCGCGAACGATGATGACGTCGAGGTGACGGTCGTCGATGCTGGTAATCTCCTTGCCGCCTGCCACCAGACGGAACACGCCGCCTTTGATGGAGATGCGCTTGGTAGACAGCCCAGCACCACCGCCCGTCAGGGCTCGGGCTGTGTCAGACAACTCGTTGTTACGAGCAAATGCGGGGACGTTGGACGAATTGAAAAGCGTAATGTTACTCATGATTGCGTTACTTTCGGATTGGTGTTACACGAATGTCGAACCCAGTGACTGAGTTCAAACCCGGCGGCAGTACGCCGGGGTTTTCTTCCAAGAACTGCGCCATGTTGGCTTGGGCGATGCGCTTCTCCAGCAGGTCTACGACTTGGTGCTCAAGCACGAATGCTTTGAACGAGTCCCAGTCCTGTGTGTTGTAGCGCGTCGACTTTGTCAACGACACGGTTCCAGAGGAAGTCTTGACCGATGTCAGGCCAAGGGCCTTCATCTGGTCTTTGATGGCTAGGCGAATTGCTTCGCGCTGTTCTTCAAGGTCAGCCAGCGCTTTGTCGAGCTGGACTTGTTTGGCCTTGATCTTGGCGTGGATGGCGACCAGCTTGTCGAGCGGGATTGCTTCAACTTCCGGTGCCTCTTCGATGTCTTCAGTCATTGCTTTCTCCTATATTTTTGTCAAGCGTTGGACAGTTTACATGGATTTTTTGGTGGTGCAACCCCCTTTCAAGAATTTATTTCAAGTGTGAACATCTCTGTCAGAAGTGAGCTATCGCTCACTTTCGCTGCGAGGGCTTTAAACATCTTGGCCTCCACGGGGGAGCTCTGGATGTGGAAGACCGTCACCTTGTCGGAGTTCTGGCCCTTGCGGTCGGCACGGGCAATACACTGGATGTACTGCTCAACGCTCATCAAGGGGCCGTAGAACACCACGGTGTCGGCAGCAGTCAGCGTAATACCGTGCGCTGTGGCCGCAGGCTGCATGACCAGCACCCTTGGGTCGGGGTCGGTCTGGAAGCGATGGATGATGTCGCCTCGTTTGGTTGCGGACACGCCGCCGTGGATGCACTCGTTGGTGATGCCCTTGGATGTCAGGTATCGCTGGATGGTCTCGATGCTGGCGCGGAACAACGCGAAGACAATGACCTTGCGATCTGTCTCCTCCAGAATTTCCTCCAACACGCCAAGCCTTGGGCCAGCGTCGAACTCCACCACCTCTTTGGTATCCGTCAGCGCAGCGCCAGCAGAGACCTGAAGCAGCTTACTCAGCATAGCAGCGGCGTTGACCGCGGTGATGACTTCTCCCGCAGCTTGGACCAGCATCTGGTCTTTGAGCAAGTTGTAGTACTTGGTCTGCTGCGGAGTCAGCGGAACCTCACGGGTAAGCGTCATCACTGGCGGCAAGTCAAGGCACTGGTCTTTGGAGAACCTGATCGCTGGTTGCAGCGCATGGAACACACGGTCTCGCGCATCAGGCTTGGGAGCCCACTTGTACAGCGTGATCTTGTTCATCACCGAGTCGCGCCATCCTGTGTAGAACAACGGCACGTTGTCGGGGTTGACCAGCTTGGCCAGCCCGTACGCATCAGCAGGCGACTGCGATGCAGGTGTGCCCGTCATCATCCACAGGTGGGTCTTGGGCGTGAGGATCGACTTGAGGGTCTTCCACCGCTTGGTGGTCACTGTCTTGTAGGCGTTGGCCTCGTCAACAATCACCAGATCAAAGCGCCCGTCATTGATGATCTCGTCTGCAATCAAGTTCAGCCCATCGTAGTTGCAGATCACGAACTCGTAGTCTTGCTGGATCATCTCGATGCGGCGCGATGACTTGGTGTGGTGCGCCACGATAGCCGAGCGGTGGATGATGCTGTTGTTCAGATCGCTGAGCCACGCTGAGTGCATGATCGACAGTGGGCACAGTATCAACACACGCCGCACAAAGCCTAGCTTCATCAAGTAGTCAGCGGCCCACAGCGCTGCAAGCGTCTTGCCTGTGCCGGGATCGTTAAAACAAAACGCACGCTTGTGCATGGTCAGAAACGATGCAGTCTCTACTTGGTGCTCCATAGGTTTGTACCTACCGGGCCACGCATAGCGACGTGTGATCGGTGACTGAATGTCCTTCACGCCGAGGTTCTTCAGAACACGCGCTTCGTCCAAGCCCCAGTACACAGCAACATCGTAGCCGCCATCATCACGTTCGATGATCTTGTGCTTGGGGATGATCTTGTACTTCTCGGGGTTGCGCGTCCTGAAGACGACAGCTTTGTCGTCGATGATGTCCATTACTTCTCCGTGTGATTATTTGTTATCGCCTTGATTGGCTTTCTTGGAGCGCAGTCTCAGGTTACCCGGCGTGGACTTGCCGCCAGCCCGCAGAGGTTTGACGTGGTCGATGTCTTTGCCTGCACGATCAATACCTTTCTTGTCGTATGCACGCCGCGCACGTTGGCGCTCATGCTGGTCTGATTCAGGGCCGGACTTGCCCGTCTCCAGATCGCGTTTGTATTCCTTCTTGTAGTCTCTCGTTGCCATATCAATCTCTCTTTCGGTTGTGTTCACAGGTTTTAACAACGCACCAACCGCACAGCGGTGTGGGCTTGGGGTTCCATACTCCGGTCTCATGCGCCTTCTCAATGCGGGCAACGCGTTGCCGGTAATCCCACCAGTATTCTTCGGCCTCACCGCGCAAAAAGCTGGCCTTGACCAAGTCGTTCTTGACCACGAACAGCAGACCACCGCTGACTTTGCGGATGTGTGGGAAGTGCACGAACACCATCAGCGCCATCAGCCGAAGCTGCTCCCGATCCGGGTACTTGTTGTTGCCAGTTTTATAGTCGACCACCCGCGCTGTCAAGTTGTCATCGTCGATGATGAGCAAGTCGGCAATACCGCGCACCCACACATCCTCGGCCATGAATCCGCAAGGGCGCAGATCGGCTGTCACGCCCATCTCGTGCTCACACAGCTTGCGACCGGGCTTGGCCTTGAGCGCATCGAGCATGTCCTTGACGAACTCAAACTGTGGCGGCAGCGGCTTGTCGTCCTTGATGTAGAACTCCGCTGCTGAGTGCAGCTCCTTGCCGTACAGCGTAGCCTGCGTGTCAGTGAACGGGAACTTCTTCAGAACCTTCACTTCGTGATAGCGCCGAGGACAACCCTCGTAGTCTTTGAGTGCAGAGTGTGACCATTTAACTGTCATTAGAACCTCGCTGATTGAATTGCTTTGCTGAGCTTGTTGCTGAACTCTTCGACGAAGTGCTCGTCGTTGTTCAGGTCAGGGCGGTCCATGCTTTCAAGTATGGCGTGAGTGAGCTCATGCCAGAACGTCTCTTGCAGTGCGGATAGTTTGAGCGGTATGCCGTGGTACGACTTACGCGCCAAGGTGATGGTGCGCTTGGCGTAGTGCACCTCCCCCATGTACAGACGCTCGCGCATCGACTCAGCGATGTCCACGCTGTACCAGTTCTCACCCACCTTGATCTTCTTGGGTAGTGTCAGTTGCTTCATTGCTTCTCCTGTTGTTAACCTTTTGCCAGTCCATAACGGCGGTGTGCACCGACCTCTGAGTTTAGCGGGATGCCGGGCATGTACTTAGGCTCCACAATCATCTGTTGCAGCACCCAGTCAATAGCACCCTTGACCTCATCGTCAGGCACGACACAGAGCAATTCGTCATGCACTGTGCCTACCACGGGGTACTTCTTGTCCACCCGTAGCATGCCGTCTGTCATCACTACTCGCGCAGTTCCCTGCACGATATTGTTCGTTATCTTACCGGCATACAGTTTGGTGGGCTTGACGCCCGCTTCACCGTACACCCAATTCGTTTGCTTCGTTGCTTTATCGACTTCCCTGCGCAGGTTCGGATATTTGAGCGTCATGCCCGAGGGCAATACGATCTCCTCCTTACGAAA